GGGACTACTCCGGCGACGTTGTGACCACTAAGACGTTCTTAGGAACTTCAGTGTGGCACATCGTCCGCCGTCGAGTGAGCCCGGATCGGTACGTGGTGGCATTCGTACTGCAGGCCCGCGACCATGGTTGGTTTCTTTGCAATCTGCTCGAGTCCTTGTTTAGTAGCCCCTTAACCCGGCTCCGTCCCGTCAGCGTCGTTGACGGCGGGGCTTGGGCGACGATCCAGCACATATCTGCTGAGGAAAGCTACACGTCGGTGGCTCCAGTTGATGAGTTCGTTGGCGCGGACCTCACCTGTGACCAGATCGCCAGTCTGCCTGCTTTGCGGGCGGTACCGACGATCTCGAGCTTGCAGACCACGTTTGGCTTGACCCAATCCGCAGCGGCTATTGTCGTCCGTTGGTACTCACAAAAGATGCCGACACGCACAGCGCATGTCATGGGCCAGACAGCGCATGTGCGCCACACGTACTGCAAAGGCGACGATGTTGATCGAGTCAAGCCAGCCATGGCGACTCTCATGCATCTCCCTGTACCGGACATCGCTTGGGTCCCTTGCAACACCCCAGGCAAAGCCGCTCAAGGTATCCGCGGTCGAGTGATTGAGCCCCAGAACAGGAAGCCTGTTCTGCAGGTGTTCATGGTCGCTTGCGCGTCTGAGTTCGTAGATTTGTTCGTTTCCACTATTGGTCAGCTCCACCCCGTCAGTGAAGAGGAGGTGTATGAGCGACAGCCTCGTAAGACGCAACGGCGTCTGCTTGATGGCGTTAGTGGAGTGACGATCCAGTCCCGTTTGGTGAGAGTCGTAAAGAGTTTCATCAAGAAGGAGGCTGCGGACAAGGACGGCGACCCTCGCATCATTACTCCCGTGGACCCGATTCGAAAGCGCGACTTTGCGAGGTTCATGTATGCCCTGTCAGCTGCTGTCAAGGAAGTGTTGGAGTGCTATGGAAGTGGCACAACCCCCCTCGATATTGCTAACAGGGTCGCCGCCATTGCGCGTAGAGCCAACGTCATCAACGACTGCGACTCTAAGCGCCGTGACGGACATTTCGTGGACTTCCTCTGGGCACTGGTTCTGGAACCCATCTTCCGCGGCGTATTCAAAGGCTACGCTGATCTTCTCGATTGTGCCCTCG